CATTCCTTGTATTTTCGATAAAAACATCGTCCCAACCTGCTTCAAACATTTGACTTCGTTTACGGTAGGTTTCTAGGAAAGGTGTTCCAGGTGCATATTTAGTTTTGATATATGCTTCAACCTGTTCAGGGATAGTTAACTTACAATCTTTGAGAGCGTTGGGATATTGATCCGCAAGGCCCCTTGCGATTGTTAATGCTAAATTACGAAATTCGGGTGTTAATGGTGAATAAGTAGGTGAATACCGTTGGATACTTCTTCTTATTCTTTCGGCATGATTGATACCATATAAGACTCCATCTCCCCCGATTTTGGTATCATATTCTTTAACATACTGAGCAACTCTATCATCATATTCTTCATCCAAGACATATTCGTCCTCTTTCAAATTATAAAACTCAGCCTCCCATTTCGTTAATAATATCTTTTTAAAATTAATTTTACGTCTTTGTTCTCCCCCAATCTCAGCATTTTTCCCCTTTATATCCAAGTCTCTTGCTGTTGATTTTAGTCTTTGAATATATACTTGATAATCTTCTAAAAATGACTCTCCCTTCTTATCGAGACGACTAAATATTATCTCTTGTTCCAATTTTAATCTCCATTGTAAAAATGGTGTTTTAGTTACTCCACTAAGTGCCCAAGCATTTTTAAGTCTTTTTGAATCATTTTTCCCGAATACATGGTCACACATGTATCCTATAGTAAACCAAAGTTGACACCAGATTGTATATGATACTTGATAAACTAATTGGGATATATAAAGAAGAACATTCCAGATTCGAGTGAAGAATAATAACCAATGTTCAATTCGTTGTTTTATATAAAGATAAAGATAATGCGTCCAATTTAAAATTGTCTCATTCATCGACAATACATGATGCAACATTTTATTAAATTTGATATACCATTTAGCATTATCTGATTTTAAATAGGAATATATTGATGGTGGTATAGCTTTATCGGTTCGTTGTTTAAGTTTACATTTAGTTAAATATGTTCTGGCACTCATGATGGCAATATGTGCAGCTTCCTCTTCAGTATATGGACAGCCATTCATAGTCTCTGATGTCAAGGCTAGATGATAAAGTGTAGCTAATTGAGCCAAAAAGTTTTGTTCTGATTCAAAATACTCCGTTTCTGAATTAATTTTGTTTTTCATTTCATCTTCTTCCAATGGAATCAATTCTTCTGGCACGCCCTGTTTGCGTAGTCTATCTTGACATTCTTTTAATGTTAATCCCTCAAAATTTCCCATATCTGAACCAAAAGTATTTGGTTTAATTAATTCAGGTTGTGGATTATGTTGTCTATTTCTTTCTCTTTCAAGTGTGT